ATTTTTCTTGTATTGTAAAATATTTCCCTTGTAATTTTGTGCTGCTTGAAAAGAAACGGCTGGATCAATAGACATGGTATTGTATGTGCATTGTTGTTCAAATCGATTCCATTCTCTCGGTGGTAAAGGAAGATAACAAGGACCCAAACAGGACATCTTAGTATAAAACGATATTATTTATTTGCAAATTACCCATAAATTACCCATAAATATCATATTTTTTATCTATATTTCAATCTATATTTCTATCCGTAAAAATACCAACGAAGAGACAAATAATCTGGATTTTTCATACTCATACTTGTTCCACTCGACATTTTGGTATTGGGTCCCTTTTCCACCAATTTTTGAATAGCCAATGTTCCAAGTGAATAATTAAAATATTGCAGATTGGAAATAAATCCTGAAAATCCTCCATTCAATGCTACATTCACATCCCCATAATTTTGCTTGGGAACACCCATTAATTCTATGGATCGTGTAATGACTCCATTAATATAAACATCAATGTTTTTGTTTCTGCATCGAATAATGACATTGATCCATTTGTTGACGGGAATATCGGGTATTGTAATTTTTTCATTAATAACCTCATATGTATTCATAATCAGTGTCAATTCATTGGTATTGGGAGAGAGATACAAACCAGGTGCATTGTTGGGAAAATTCAATCCCATGGAATCACCTGATGTTTGAATATTGGCATTTCCTTTACTGAAAATATGACTATATTGTCCAGTGGATTTCATATGTGAAATATAAATCCATACACTCCATGTAAATTCAATACCATTGGGTCCATTTACCGAACGAAACAAGGTAACGGCTCCTTTTTGACCGGGATCTTGTGGAATGACCAACATTTGATTTGCATCAACCATACCATTAATTAATAAGGGCGAATTGTTTTGTCCGCTAATAATAGCAGTCAATATTTGCATGCAAATGGATAACAATATGATGAAAATCAAAAAGACTATTAACAAAAAACTAAATCTGGCAATAGCACTGCTTGAATTTAAAAAATCTTTGATTCCTGAACCTCTTCCTGGATACATTGCACTTGGATATTGTTGTCTTGGATATTGTTGTACAGGATATTGTTGTCTTGGATATTGTTGTCCAGGATATTGTTGTCTTGGATAATTATAATTCATAATAGGTATATATAAATATACACAAAATTTTTTTATTTTGTGTATATTTACTAGTCTTCTATATTTACTAGTCTTCTATATTTACTAGTCTTGTTTGTTTCTATTGTCTTATTCATCTTTTAGTCAGTGAAATATTTTGCTACATTATATACTGACGGATCCCTTAGGTTGTCCATCTTGTAATAAGGATACTTGAACTTGATAACTTCCTCCAAAAGTATTTTGCCACCAACTAGCACCATATCCTTGTGTATAAATATTCCAAGCTGTTTGTGGATCGGTCGCATTTGGAAAATATTGGAATTTTGACGTAAATCCTGAGAATCCTCCATTGGGTGTTAGGTAGACACTGGAATTTGTATTCACATTCACTACACCAGGAAGAACGCATGTGCGAACCAATTTTCCATCTAAATAAACATCCAATACATTTCCATAGGTGCTAATTAATAGATTGACCCAATTTTGAATGGGAACATTTTGAATAGTGCAATTGTGGACTAAAGATTGTGATGGATCTGAAGTGGATGTTGGAAATACAGACAATGAAATAGTAAGATCATTGTTTAGTGCTCCTAAAGTAACTAAAGGACATGGATTGGTTCCAGAAACTCCTGTGGTAGGATTGGGAGTTGTTCCTGATTGACCCATGCGACCAAATACCACTTTGGGTTCTCCATATCTGTAATTCCAATCATTGATATAAAACCAAACAGAATAAGTAAAATTACTAGCACTGGCACCATTTCCCGTTTTTGGCAATGTTTTCGAATCAATGGTTTTCATTTGATTTGCTGGTGCCAAACTGACAGACAATGTGTTGGAAGTGCTTGTAAAACTTACAATTAAGTAGTACAATATGACTATAATGGCTATAATTAAAAGAATAGTGATGAAACTCATAATATATATACTTATAGAAATTTTTCTTGTTTTCCTTTTTCTAAATCTTACAATGTGTAAATCTTCAAAGGTGTATATTTATGAAATTTGAGAGAGAATCGTTTTACTCGAATTGAATAAAACAGGAGGATTTGTATCTTTGGCATAATGATACAAGTTGTATATTTGTTCACTATTCAACTGGGTCGGAAAATAGATTACATTACAAATTCCTCCTTTTAATCCCGTATCTTTTCCAACCATCAATGTATCTGATGACATGTATGATACTACATCTGGTTGCGATTTCACTAATACTCCATTGATTATAATGTCTAATGTGCCTCCATTGTAATTGATAATCACATTGTTCCATTTTTGCAGCAAATAATTGTTGTTTTCGTATATTATTACAGAATCGTCTCTTGTTGTTGTTGTTGTATTCGAATCCCTTGTTGGAAATACACTATTCTTTTTCATTGTAATTTTCAAGGTGTTTTTAGACGCATTATAAGAAATAGTTGGATTGTTACCAAAAGTCAATATAGATGTATCTTGTGTATAACTTGTATTTGTGCTAGGAGAAAATGCATCTAAAAACACCCAACACGAAATGGCATAATTATAATTGTAACCACCCCGGGTTGAATCAGTCGGAGCAAAACTAGGATTCAACGTATAATATGTTCCCAATGTTGTTTCTTGATCTAAATAAATAGGATTCTCAATCAAGAGTGTGCCTCCTTGTTTCACAAATTTTTTTTGTAAAATAGGCATCAGGAAGAAATAGAAAACGTAAAAAAGAATCACCAATATAAAAAGGGCGAAATAATTGCTGGGAGTAGACATTACATTTCTGAATCCCGAGAGAAAAAAAGCGGTCCATGATGTCCATGATATATTTCTCCTATTGAATCCTTGTCTTCCCAAAAAGAAAGAAAGAGCAGCCATCAAAACAATAGCAACCGCAACAAATATCAATATATAGGAACCCATGGTAGAATGTTGCACAATATACTGCAATACATTATATACCAAACATAAAAATACACCTATAAATAACAAAATCATAATGTATTTGTATGCAGAATTGAGCTTTGTGATAGTATTATATAGATCTACTGGTGTTCCTGTTCCTGTTCCTGATTCTTTAAAGAATGAGGAAATCGTCGTGATGATTCCAACTATTACACTGATATAAGTCAGCGTTTCAATCACTGCTATTTTGATAGATTTCTCCTTGAAAAGTCCACCTGGATAATATACCATTCCTACTATGATGGTAACTATGAGTGCTAGAAAAACAATGGCTTTTAAAAACCCGAGGACAAGTCCAAGAGTAGAAGTCGGGTTCTCTCTATTTCCACTACGATTGAGTGAAAATACCATAGACAAGAAATACATAAGTCCATAAAAAAGCAATACTACTGCAAAGGCAATAAAATAATTCAAATAACTGGTAATATAATTGCCTGGATTTACGACAGCAAGAATAAGAATAAAGAAAATAAGAGAAGCATATAAAATAGAATAATGATTCAAAAGGGAAGCAAAACCATTCATATCAATTTTACTTGTGACATTTTTCATTTTATTCAGTATGTCCGTATTTATTTGATAATAATTGATACCAAAAAGTAGAATGCCTATTACCAATGTGATGGGAAGAATAAGATAAGCATAATGATTCATAAAATTGGATGGAATCATGAAATAAGAAAAAATCAAGACAATCATAAAGACAAATAGAGAGACAATACTTTTCAAATGTAATTGGCCTCTAGTAAAGGCAAATCCTAGTAAGAGCACACTAAATACTATCGTGACAGAAAAAAGAATGGTTGAAATAATATCCGTAATGGATCTTGTAGAAGAATCAGAAGCAGAACCAGAATATAAAAAGGTGATGATCAACGCCAATAAAAGAACAAATATGATTTGCAAGAATATATTGTTTATCATTTATAGTTATGAATTACTTTATATAATAACTATAAAATATTTTGAGTGGGTTTACATACTTTCCAATGCTGTCTTCTCTCGATGACAATTGGGACAAAGAGCAACCAAATTGTCTACATGATTGCTTCCACCATGTTGCAATCTGATTTTGTGATCTATTTCAAAATAAGCATTCAATATTTGTTTACAATTTCCACATGTCCAATTTTGCGAGGCTGCTACATATTTTTTTTTGGTCTCACTTACTGAACGTTTGGTTGTGTTGTTGGATTTGCATCCCGAAGACATTATTCTTGCATCTCCTCCTCCAATACCTGGTCCATAGGGTTGTTCATAGAAATCCCCTTCTTTCTCTCCTTGATTTTCGTAATTGCCCATAAAATTACCCGTGACTCCCTTTTGTTGATTTGTAGTTGTGAAATCTAATATAGGCGATATCATGTCCATAGATGATTTGTCAATTGGCATATATTTTATCATATCATTTGCATGCAATAATAATTTCCTGGAATGCAATGGATTGCGTTTGATCATCAAATACAAGGAAATACCGATGAATCCCAAAAAGGCCATTTGAATATATTTTTTATATGTAAAAAACATTTTGGTATATTTTCCATCGTAATAAGTATTGTATATAAAAAAGGCAGTTATTGCAATTATCAATAATTCTACTTTCATAATATTATATATAGGTATAATAAAATTGATTATAAAAACATCTACAAATAAGTATGTATAATATAATATACTTTTCAGTTGTAATTTATGGAGGAAATAACACCAATCACAGCAAATACTATAATATACAATGAAACAATTACTCATACAATATGTAATTTTAGTTTTGATTGTTTATCTGAAACAATCATGATAAATACATTACAAGATGGTAGAGCATTTTCACATTTTATAGAACCTTGGTTAGCAATTACATATAATACATTAAAACACGTAAAAGGATGTAAAAAATATGACTATACAGACATAGCCAATGAAAATATAAAATATGATCAAAAAACATTTACAAAAGGAGGTTGTAAATTTATGCCATCTAATATGATAGGTGAAGGCAGAACATTTGATGAAGAGATTTTCAAAGAAAAAGCAAAAAATCTGATATACATTATAGTTAGCAATATTCATTTTCCAGAAATCAAAGTCAAGTTTGTAAAAGGAACAGATTTGATCATTGATTATCCAAAAGGGATTATTCCGTTAAAGGACTTT